AAAATTCTTAGGTGGTTTACCTATTCTACAGTTGATTATACCATTATAATAGTCTTCACTTAATAATACATCTTTGTCAAACTGCATCTTTGATTCGTAATAACCTAATTCGTATTTATTTCTGCAGAATCTTAGTATTTTAAATAAAAATCTATCCTTACCATGTGTAGCTATATCGATATTGAGCCTATCACTTGAACCTGTATAGGTCTTCCAGTCACTTTCCACATAATCAATACGCTTCCTCTTCTTACCTTTAAGAGGTGCACGCTTAATCTTTTTAACCATCTGTTTTCTACCGATATATTTCTTATCGTTTACTAAATTGGTAATTTCGTATATAAACCCGAAAGCGTCCTCTGGTATTGCTTCGTAAACTTTCCAATGACCTGTATCCATCTATGTATTTACTTCTTTTTCTTTTTCTTTCTACGCTTGATACTACCTCTTCTAGTCTGGATAGCGCCTAATGCAAAAGGTCTTCTGTAGTCTCCAGGTGCATACCAATCACCTGACTGGGAATGACCAACAGCAGCTGCCGGTCCTAGTGCACCACCACCGACAGTATTATCGTCCTCGTCATGAATGGTTTTAAGTTTACTGTAATATCTAGGATCTTCAGCTAAATGCTGTTTAGCGATAGTAGTTGCAACTGATACATCGTCTGTATGTTCGAGTTCGACCTTAATACCCATTTTAAGCTCTTTTTCATCATAATCAATATCTTCAACAGGTTTTAAAAGATCTATAAATCTACGCTCAAATAAGTTAACAACATTATTTTTAGCTAAATTATCCTTTGTAGTTGTTTTCTGCATAATAGTACTTATAATCATAATGTGAGTATTATAGATCAATACGTAAAAGAAATTGAGAAGGATCTGCATGTCGATGAGTTTAATATTAAAGATGTATCGATGAAGACGCCCGGTCGTAAGCATTTTTGGGTTAGTAAACTGATACAGCATAAGAAAAATCTTATTAATTTTAAAGCGCAGAGATTTCAATTAAAGAAGGAAATAACTAAACAGATTATCGAAAAATCACCTGTCAAGGTAACAACACCTATTGCAGAGAAGACTGCATATCAACATGAACAAATGATCGAGCTGCAAGCCAAAATAGATGAGCAAGAGCTTATAATTGAACTATTAGAAAAAACTGAAAAAACGTTCAGTTCACTTAGTTTTGATATTAAAAATATTGTCGAAATTATGAAGATGGAAACATTATGATTACTTTTAGTTTTGATAGAGGTAAAGTTCGTATACAAGGCGAGCTATTTTCAGATATACGCGAACATTTTAGTGTTAAAGATGATACTGCACGTTTTCGTAAAGGTAGAGCAAAATATTTTGCAAGTCGCATATACTGCATCACTCCTACCGGTTTATTTGAACCTGGTCTGTTCTACGATATTATGCGCTTTATTAAAGAGACGTACCCTAATGAAGAAGTTAGAATAGATAAGTCGATATCACGTGTAGTTAAGCCCGGTCTATTAGACGCTAGAGTATATGATAATCTAACGCATAGTCTTAGAGATTACCAATACGCTGCATGTGAAAATGCAATCAAACACGGTAGGGGTATATTAAAAATGGGTACAGGTGCAGGTAAGACTCTAACTATATGTTCAATCCTAATGAGTGCTTTCCTGCAACGTAAAGATAGTTTTAAATGTTTATTAATTGTACCTGATCTTACATTAGTTAACCAGACATTTACCGATTTTGAGGAATATAATGCTTTATTCAAATTTACAAGATGGACTGGTAAGCTTAAACCTGATCTAACAGCGAATGTTATAATTGCTAATTTAGGAATACTGCAAAGCCAATTCAAAGATAACGAATGGCTACAAGATGTCGATATGCTGATTATTGATGAATGCCATAAATTAAAAAAGAATAATAAAATTAATAAAATGGTACAGTCTATTAAAACTGTACATAAATTTGGATTAACCGGTACGTTGCCTGATAGTAAGCCAGATGAATGGAATATTATTGGTAAAGTAGGTAGTATAATATATGAAAAAGACAGTTATAGCTTGAGAACCGAGCGTCATCTAACTACCGCTAAAACATCTATACTCAATATAGACTATAATGCAAAACCTATACATATTAAAGGTCAGAATCCATATAAAACGGAATTAGATTTTCTGTATGAAAATGAATTTCGAAATAATATAATTCATCGGGTATGTACTAACTTTAATAATAATATACTCGTACTTGTAAATCATATTGTACACGGTGAAAAGTTATATGATATACTGAGTGCTGTAAAAGATAAGCAAGTATATTTCATACGTGGAGATGTTGAAGTTGAAGAAAGAGATAGAATAAAGCAGTTAATGGAGACAAATACAAATGTAATATGTATTGCAATTAGCGCTATTTTTTCAACTGGTGTTAATATTAAAAATATACATATGATTATTTTTGGTGCCGGTGGTAAAAGCTCTATTAGAACAATTCAATCTATAGGTAGAGGTTTAAGGTTACATGATAATAAAGAAAAACTTACAATTATAGATTTAGCTGATAATTTAAAATACGGTAAACGTCATGTTGAGAAGAGGATAGAAATTTACAAACAGGAAAAAATACCATTTACTATTACAGATATAGTGGAAAAGTAGCTACCGGTAATATATAATTAACTTAGTTATGGCAGTAGAAAAAATAAAAAAAGTTGAACCGGTTAAGGTTAAGAAAAAAAGAGGACCTAAACCTAAGATAGACGAATATTATGTTAACCCTGCTGACTTTAAGCAGCAGATTCGTGATTACTATGAAACAGAAGTATGTATATTCGAGTTAGCTAACTCACTGAAACGAATAGCATATGGTCTAGGTAATAAGTCTAATTTTATCAATTATACATATAAAGAAGAGATGATCGGCGACGCGTTAGTCAAGATGTATACTGCTCTTAAGAATAAGAAGTTTAACGTAGATTCTGAGTATAATCCCTTTTCGTATTTTACAACTATTGCGTTCCATGCTTTTATTAATAGAATTAAAAAAGAAAAGAAACATCACGAAACTCTTACAAATTATAAAGAAATGGTGTACGAGGAGGAGATGGCAGCAGTAACTGATGGTCAGGTGTATGTTAAGCCGAGCAGTGATGATCTAGAATATAGCAATTAATGAAAAATAGAGTTGCAATATTTTCTGATATTCATCTAGGTGTACATCAAAATAGCGATTTCTGGTTAGGCATTGCTAATAAATGGGTGGATTGGTATATTCAAGAATTACATAAACAGGATATTAGTGATATAATATTCTGCGGTGATTTCTTCCATTACAGAGACGAAATTAGCGTTAAAACGTTAAACTTTGCCAAAGATCTTTTAGATAAATTTAAAGACTTTAACATTACTATGATTACCGGTAATCATGATGCCTGGTATAAAGATACTTCAGAAATTAACAGCCTCTCAATATTAAAAGGTAGACGTAATCTAACTATATATGATAAGCTTGAGACGGTAACCGTTGGTGGTAAGCGTTTAACTTTCTGTCCGTGGGGTACACAGATTAATGATATACCTGATAGTGATATAGTATTTGGTCATTTTGAGTTAGAGAACTTTAAGATGAACAGTTTTAAAGTTTGCGATCATGGAGATGACCCGGAAGTTCTTATATCTAAGGCACCGTTAATATTTACAGGTCATTTTCATCTAAGAGACGAAAAGACATTTCAAGGTAGAAAGCGAATTGTGTATGTTGGAAACCCGTACGAGATGGATTTCGGAGATTCACTACAGACAAAAGGGTTTTATACTCTGAATATAGATGAGCAGTCATACGAGTTTACAAAAAATACAGTAACCCCTAAGCATATCAAAGTCTTCTTATCGAAGCTTATTACAGACCCGGATCCTATAAAATTTTTTAATGAAGTTATTGCAAATAACATTATTAAAATTATAATTGATAAAAATATTAACACCGATCATTTAGATTTATTAATAGCTAAATTGACAAGTTATAAGCCTTGTGAGATTAGAATAGATTATGACGTCAATTATAATAAAGTTAAGTTTTCTGAAGAAGGTGATTTTGATCTCTCCGGTGTTGATATAATTGAAGCTATAACTGAATTTGTAAATTTACTTGATATTGAAAATAAAAGCGAGGTTGTGAAATACACAGCTGATCTCTTCGCAAGATCTACCGATAGACCATAATGAAATACGTTACATTTAAACAACTTAAAATAAAGAACTTCCTATCTGTAGGTGAAGATGAGGTGTGTGTTGAATTTAATAAAGGGTTACATATTGTAACCGGTATAAATCGAGATAAAGAAGATAGACGAAATGGAGTAGGTAAGAGTACAATTGCCGATGCTTTATATTTTGCTATCTTTGGCAGTACTCTCAGGGAGATTAGAAAACAATTTATACCTAATAATTTAACAGATGGTAAATCAATTGTTGAGTTATCATTTGCAATTAATGACCCGCATTACGGTACAAACGACTTTCATATAGTACGTACTCTAGGCCCATCTAAATGTAATATATTCAAGAATGGGGTTGATAAGACCAGGGATACAATTGGTAATACTAATCACTATATTGAAACTATTCTATCATCATCACCAGAAGTTTTTCAAAATTGTGTTATAATGACTCTCAACAACCATATACCCTTTATGGCAAAAAATAAGGTTGAGAAGAGAAAGTTTATTGAAAAGATATTTAGCTTAGAGATATTCTCAAAAATGTTAACAGAGTTACGATCTGATCAAAGTCTTATTAAGCAAGATTTTGATACTAATATAACCCGGCTTGAAGAGACTAATAATTACCTGACTGTGCAAAAATCTCAAAGAGATAGTTTTAATGTTGATAAAGAAAAGAAAACAGAAACCTTACAAACTAACCTAGCAAAGCATAAGGATGATTTAAAAGAAGCTAACGATCGATTAGAAGTTATCGAAAAATTGGATGAGAAGCCGTATAGAGATAAGCTGACCGAGCTAACAGCATTAATAGATTCAAAGAAAGCCGATAGATATAATATTAATAGTAATATTATTGAATTAAAGCTTAATTTAAAGAACTCGGCAGAAACCTATAGACGTATAGGTACAGGTGACGAAAATTGCCCTGTATGTTTACGCTCTATTGAAGATCATGACTTAGAGCTTATTAAAGAAGAGAAAGAAAATCTTAAAAATATTATTAATAACGGTAAGTCAGAGTTAGATGATCTTACAAATGAATTGACTGCTATTGA